GCATTACGCATAGCACCTGCAGCCCACGCAGGAGGGCTAGCCCCTTCAAAGTCTGACATCAAGCCTGTAAGCTGTCCTTGAACAGTAGCATCTGAGGAAGGTGAACCTGTTGCAGCTTCAAAGTTAGTTTCTTGTTTGACTACATCCATGTCAACGGTAGAGCCTTCAATAAGTTCACCGTCTTCTAGTGTACGTGTAGGTGCACCCTCTACTTTTTGTGCGTCTTCAATTTGAGCAGCAGTCAAGCCTAGCTGTGCTAGCTCATCAGGTTCCATAGTCGCAGCTTCAGCAAGTGCTTCATCACTAGGCTTTCCTGTAGCTGCACTCAATGCATCCATGACCGCTTTTACATCTGTCTCACCTGTCTCAGCAGTGTACTTGTTTGCTTCCATAGTATCTGGTGCAGTAACATCATCTGCTGCAGTAGCTTTAGTTACTGTAACATCTGTCGTAGTACCTGCATCACCAGTGCCTTCTGTAATCTCACCTTCTGCTTTCTGTTCATCAGTAAATTTTGCAACGTCAGCTTTTGTAGTCATAGACTTAGGGTCATTGACCATGGTAGCCGTAGCTTCTGCACCTGAAGGTAAATCAGTTGCAGCAAAAGAACTTTGAGCTATTCCTAAGTTAGCTCTAGCTGCATCTACAGCGGCTTGTGCTTTTGCTACTTCATCTGCTAGTGATGCGTCTGATGGGTCAGCTTGAGATGCAACCATCGCTGAAGAAAGAGCATCTTGTGCATCAGAAAAACCTTGCTGTGCTGTATCTAGTTTTACTTGATTATCACTCGGGCCTTCTTTTATATCGGTTACGCCACGGGACAGATCAGGTAACTCAGGGTCCATTAAAGTGTTGTCTAGGTTTATTTCAGATCGCGCTTTTGCAATATACTCAGGTAATCCACCCTCTTGCATTTTTACTGGGTTACCCTCAATAGCTCTACGTGCAGCTAAAGTGTATTTACCTAGCTTAGCTGCAGCAGCAGGGTTAGAAGCGAGGAATGCATTCACTTCGTCTGTTTGCATAGAGCTTCCTGTATACCCTAGCTTTGGTAGTAGAGCTTTCATTTGCTCTGGTGTAAATCCTGCAAACTTCTTAGCCATAATTATTTATTCCCTAATTGCATCCACACAGACGCTGCTATAAATGAAAGCAATGCTACTGTAGTTATTCTAACAAATGTGGTCCATATACTTTTCTTTGTATCACGATATGCATCAAGTAAGGTACGCATTTCAGTAATGTCTTTTTGAGCATCTTCATCCTGTAAGCCAAGAGACTTAAGTGCCTCACAAGCACCTCGACGCGCAGCACGATCAATAATATCTTCTAGCTCTTCAGGTGTTAAGTTAATGCTCATTTTATGTACCTACTTAAATAGTTCCGCTTTCAGTAAGTGTACCTACAAGGGTCACATTACCATCAGCGTCTAGTTTCATTTTAGATACATTGTTATATTTAAACAAAAGATTAGTACCGTCTAAAGCAATAGACCAATCACCTAAATCTACAGTACCACCAACATCAATATTAGTACCAATAGTTACAGCACCTGTTGTTGTAATAGTGTCTGAACTAACATCGCCTGTCATAAAGGCATCTTTAAATTTAAGACTAGATGAACCTATATCAACAGTGTTTGTTGTTTTAGGTAGTACAGCACTAGCACTTACGGATACCTCTTGCGCTGGGCCTACCTTTGTAATGGGTGCACCGTTACCATCTGTACTAGAACCATCATGATTGTGTCCAGTAGAGCTATTCATTGCAGCTACAATAGCGTTGATTTCATCATTGATATCGTCTGCATCAATAACGTTACCATTAGCAATATTATTTGCTGTGTCCTGTCTTGTATAACCTGCCATGTTACTGCCTATCGTATTGTCTAAACTCTAATAGAGCCGTGTCTAATGTGAATGTTGGATTAGTAGATTTATCTTCAATGCGTAATGCTACAGTTTTACCTGAGCCTATAACGTTTTCTTGATATACAGAATCAAGTTGTCCACCGTAAGTAGCTGTATTATATTTAGCATCAGATGCACCATACTGAAATACCGCTGTACCTGTAGATGTAATACTAACTGTGTTAGGCTGTATAACAGCAGTGTCATTAGCTACATCAAAGTCGTACTTAAGGTTAACGTCTAGACTCATGTCTCCTGTAGGTTCCGTATAGAGCACCATCTTATAAAAAGTCTTACGTACCTGTGGATCAGTAATAGGCATGAAAGGTGATTCATAGATAGCTTCAATATCAGAACCATCAAAGCTATTGCCTGTTTCTAACTTGTATATATAGCCATCATTGTTAGCGAACATAACAGTTTCTTGACTGCCGCTATATGCACTGTCTGCTATAAATGCTTTGATACCCTGTGTAGTGGACCACGAGATACCTGAAGCACCTTGAGATACCATCTTAGTAGCAATCAAACCTTTCGCTACCGAGGCTTGTTCTGCAGCAATGTAAGAGAATATACGATACTGTGATTTACCTCTGACTAACACAGATGCAAAACTTGTTGCATTATCTATAAATGTGTTAGAGTCTTTCGCTATAGTACTAGAAGCAATATCTAAAGCTAGATCACCGATACGATCTGTAGCACTTAATAGACGTAACCCATCAGGTGCTAGATATATAATGTCACCACCTAGTTCCTGAATAGAGTCTGCATCTACACAACCAATGCGATCCGTAATAGGTGAAACTTGAAAGTCTGCTGCAGTATTACCAGTAAGACGTTTGATAGTGTCAGTAGTGAAGATGATAAGCTGATCCCTAAATACAACTAGACCTGTTATATCCTGAGCTACGCTTAAGCTACCTGCTCCGTTAGCTGCACTAAAGTCATCTACGCTAAATGGTGCTGTAAAGTATAAGTTATTACCCTTAGAGTAAAACGCTGTGTTTTTAAATATAGCTACGTGTTCTGCACCAGATACATCTGCACTATCAGAAGATGTTAAAAAAGTAACAGTGTTACCTGAGGTGCTGTAAATAGCAGGATAGTTAGTACCGTCTACAAATACAACTTTATCCGTACCATCTAGATTAAACTCTGCGTGCCTAGCTTTACCACCACCTGTCGATGCACTGGTAGCCATACTAGTCCACGTAGTACCTGTACCGTAGTAGTACTGAGTATAGTTAGTAGCATTCTTACGCGCTACAACAGCTAAACCTGAGGATATAACTTTAAGGGCTAGGATATTTCCTGAGCCTGTGACCTCTGTATCACTGAACTTAGTATAACCTTTGATCTTACTATACCCACCTTCTTTGTTGTTTTCAAAGTTTTGTAAGGTAGTAGCAGAGCCTACAGCATTAGTACCATGCTGAAGAGGAGACAGGTTAGATATTAACCCACCTCTAAACTCTATAGGGAATGTACTCCACTGTGTAGCCATTAGAAGTGTACTCGTGTATCTCTTAAATATTCAGTTCTATTAATGTGCTGACTTCTTAAGTGTTTAATACCTTGCTCAAACTTATTGAACGCTAGGGATGCAGCTTGCATATCACCTCTAAACTGATACACATAATACATTGCACCATCTACAATTACGTAACGATACTGCTCAGGGAGACTAGGAACATCGTTATATCTATCCATGTCAAAGCCAAGCCTATAATATTCATATACTATCTCGTAGTCTTGATCTGGGTTAGGGTGTACAATGTACTCTCTACTAGGTGTACGAACTACGTGTGTAGGTGTAGTGCGAATACTAGTATCTGTATTATACTCACTGTCTGCGTACTTATCAACCCACTCTTCGTATGACATAGGCTTTAAACGTGTAGTAGTCACATTTAAACTAGCATCTCTTTTGATGCGAACAGAATTCATGTTAAGTGTTTTTAGGTCACCAGGATAGCCATAACGTACCACACCCGCTGTAAGGTCTTCTGTTTGCTCTACATGATTCCAAGGCCACTCAAACTCTTCTTGATTTATATGGCGAATGGCTGCATTGACTGCATCCTTAGCAAAAGAGTAGAAACCTGTAGAAGTAGAGAAGTTATCACTGTTAAGTTCTACTTCATTCAAGCGACGATTAATATCATTAACTAAACCAATGTAATTATAAGCCATCTCTATTTCTCCTTAATGCGCAAGAAGATTGAACGCTCATAACGATTGCCATTATCAGTATCTACACGGCACACAATTTTATATTTAACGTTATTAGTACCTAGACCAAATCTAGCTGTTGCTACATTAGGTGTACCTGTAGGTAATGTACCAATAATAAACTGAAGACCATTAACTGTTTGTGAATTAGATACCTCTGTCTTTACATCGCTAGCATCGTGGATAAACCAAGTTGCACTCTGAATAGAGTCAGTATCTAAAAAACGTGACCAGTCTACACTATAGTCTACTAGTTCGTCAGGGTCTTTGTCAGGCCACTTATAAGACATCGTATTTCCTTATGCTGCAATTACTACAGTATCATTTATTGGCGGTTCATTTATAACAACAGTAGTAGGCGTAGGGTCTTTAGCAATATATACCACGTTATTAACAGAACCTACACTAGGTAAAATATAAATAACTCTTGTTGGATCAAATCTAAAGTACTCAGCAGGTATGCCATCTACAAGTATGTCTACATCTTTATTAGACCCAAATGCTCTAACGCCTGTAACTGAATTAGATGCTTGTGCTTGTAGGTCTACACTATCAGCAGTTGTAGTAGCAGTTACAGAAGTTATACTTATATTATGGTTACCTGCAACACTTAATTCATTAATTAGTGTAGATATTTCCACACCTTGTTGAATTATGGCTGTTTGACCAAAGTATTGTTGTGTAACACCTACTGCAGTTGTAACTGATACAGAACCAATAGTTACACTTGCTGTGCCTTTACTATCTGCTAATGATCCAGCAGTTGATGTAGACTCAGCGCCATCTAAAGTTTTACTTGCTACACCTGTACCAGAGGGTGCTGATGCACTGCCTGTAGCAGATACACCTGTACTTATAGTAATGCCACCTTGGAACTCAAAGGTTACATCACCCAAAGTAATATTAGCAGAAACGCCATCTAAGGTTACATCAGGACTGCGTATTGCAGTAGTTGTTACTGTGTTAACAGAACCTGTAGCAGATACACCAGTAGGTATAATTTCTGCTACGTTTTCGTTGATGTTACCTACAGCACCTGTTGCTGCTACACCTGTAAGTGTATGTGAGGCTAGACCTGTAGAGGTTACTGTACCTACAGCAGAAGTTGCTGTTACGGCAGTTGGTGTACGTTCTACATTACCTGTAGTAGTAATGCTGCCTAGTGAAGCTGTAGATGTTACAGCGTCTAGAGTTATAGAAGCTACACCTGAAGCGGTTAGTGTATCTACACTTCCTGTAACAGTTACAGCATCTGATGTCTGATTTGCTGCACCACTAGAAGTAAGCGTTCCTATAGACGCTGTACTACTTACACTAGTAAGGAATACTGTTACTCCTACTGAAGCTTCTGCTGTAGCTGTCAGAGGAACATCTGTATCTGTAGCAACATCTATAGCTGTTCTATTTGAAGCGACTACTGTAACAGGAACACTTGTATCTGTAGCAACATCTA